CCATCGTTAACCATCCGAATCAGCATGGTATAATCAGGCACACGCCCGACCCAGAGGATCGCTTGGAGATCGTTCTAGACTCTTCCAGAGAAGAAAAACTACTCGATCGGGACTTCAACGATGCTCGCCTACGCCTCAAAAGACTGGTCGAAAGGGGGGAAGAGATGTTCGAGCAGGCGTTCGGTTTCGCCGAGGCGGATCAGAGCCCGAGATACTACCAGACGGCAGGTGAATTATTCAACAACTTAATCGCCGCCAACGATAAACTTCTGAAGATCCATGAGGATCGCCACAACATTAAAAAGAAAACAGAAGAAAAAAATGTATCGTCGGCGATGGCGGCACCGGGCCAAACAAGCAACAATCTTTTTGTTGGAACCGCATCTGAATTGATGAAATTACTACAAGAACAAAAATCTACACAACCTGCAAGAGACATCATAGAAGCAAATGATACAGATGTTAGTCAATGATTTAAAGTGGGGCGTGAGGTAAAATGATGCGAGATGGCTATAACGGAAATCCTCTTATTAAAGGTTCCAATCGGACTCATAACTATACCGCAGAACAAATTGTTGAATACAAAAAATGTATGGAAGATCCCGTATATTTCTGCGAAACATATGTTAAAATAGTTAATGTCGATAAGGGATTGATCAACTTCGATCTGTACGATTACCAAAAGAAAATCATAAAGACAGTTTTTGACAACAGGTTTTCCATATTTAAACTGCCTCGTCAGTGCGGAAAAACCACATCCATCGGCTCCGGTTGCGTTCTACACTTCGTCTTGTTCAATTTAGACAAGAAGGTGGCCATTCTCGCTAACAAGGGAGATATGGCAAAGAAGATCCTCGGAGACATTAAAAAGTCTTTTGAGTATCTTCCAAAATGGCTCCAGCAAGGGGTCGTGGAGTGGAATAAGACATCCGTAACATTTGAAAACGGATCTAAGATTATTGTTGCGGCGACGACAGCCGATGCCGCCCGTGGTGATTCCTATGCAATGATCGTTCTGGACGAATTCGCATTCATTCCAGAAAATGAAGCCGATGAATTTTTCTCGTCCGTATTCCCGACGATTTCATCCGGAGAGACTACAAAGATGGTTGTGGTGTCAACACCCAATGGAATTAATCAGTTCTACAAGATGTGGACTGAAGCAATCGAGGGTCGATCAGGATTTGTTCCGCTTGAAATCAACTGGTGGGAGACTCCCGGCAGAGACGATACATGGAAGCAGATGATGATCAAGGGGTTCGGTGGCGGCTCAGATGGTGCGAGACGCTTCGCACAGGAATTTGCATGTGAATTCCACGGATCCGTTAACACCCTTCTTTCCGGTCCATGTCTCGCTAGTCTGGCCCATAAGACTCCTATCGCAACCACGAACGAGGGTCTGGACATATACGAATACCCGGAAAAGGATCACTCGTACATCACTGTAGTAGATGTTGCATCCGGTAACGGGGGTGACTATTCTGCATTCGTAGTCATAAACATCTCCGTATTCCCCTACAGAATCTCATGTAAGTACCGGAGTAACGAACTATCTCCTATCATTTTCCCTGATGTTATCTACCGAACAATAACCAAATACAATAATTCTTGGACTCTTATCGAATTGAATCAAGACGGAGGGCAGGTAGCAAACGATCTCCACGATGACTACGAATACGAGAACCTGATCTACATCGTTCCGTCCGGCAGAAAGGGACAGGTTGCGAGCCTAGAAGGATTTGGTAAGAAGATTCAGTTGGGAGTCAAGACCTCCGCCGCCACTAAGAGAATAGGCTGTTCTATGTTGAAATCTCTGGTTGAGGACCATAAACTGGTGGTGGAAGATTTTGAAACAATTTCTGAATTCTATACATTCGTTTCAAAGAGAAAATCATTCGAGGCAGACATCGGTAAAAATGACGACTTGGTTATGACTCTGGTTCTTTTCGGTTGGCTGACAGCACAGCCAGTTTTTAACGAATTAAAATCCGACAATATAAAGATGCAATTGTTGGATCAAAGGTTACAGAAACAGGAAGAACTAATGACTCCATTAGGATTCTATTACAATGGATCAACCGACCAAGAGGAAGATGTAAAAATAAAAGATTCTGATAACCAATTCTGGGAGCGCGATGATGGAATAGATCCGTTGTACGGATGGGGATTGATGCCTTAAAATCTATATAATCTGTATATGGTAAAAGACTTTAAGACAATTCATGAAGATAAATTGAGCGACATAGCCGGATCGGTGCATAACGCATACTCTCTTACCAGATGGAATATGGATTATGCTTGTTATGTTCCCCTCACAGGAAAATTTCAGAAACTATTTTCAGCGAATAAATTACCCCGGCTCAGGTTGATACACACGACCGATATAGACGGTGCCTTAAATTTAGTTAAAATTCAAGGCAACAAAAGAAAGCAAATCTCGGCCTCTAATTTTCAGAGTTCTGCTATTCCTAGGATCGGAATTACAACCGACCGAGAGCCCGGTATCGTGGTAGAATTAGATGCAGATGTTCATTTTGCGCATTGGTCTGACGCATACACCGCCCTAGACTCTTCCGGTATGAGATGGCTCGATCTGCTGCATATTACCACTATGACCGGCGGGCTAGTTACTCCCCTAAAATTAATAAAAGAGATTAGAAAATTTAAAATCGCTTTAGATAAAGAAATTCCAGACGCATCATCAAATAAAAGAGACATGCAAAAATACATTAGGTCTTACATTTTATACTGTGAAAAAGTAGTTGCTCCACAACTTCATGATGTGTATCAGTTTAGTTGGAGAGAATTTATCTCTAGCACCGCCCCGTCGGACGGAAAGAGATCGGTCGATTTTGATGAATTTGTCGCATCGAACATCAAAATAGTTAAATTTTATGTTTACGGTGATATACTTCCTGCCTATGAGGACAGGCGTGTTGCACAATTGCGATACAGCGGTATTGAATTGGAACTCGTCAATGAAACTGAAATGCGAAAAAGATGGTATGAAATGGTAAAAGAAAGAACCAGTACCAATATCAAAATATTGAATGATACCCTAAACTAATGAAATCTTTCAGAACACATTTAGAAGAGTCGAAAAAACATGTTCAGTGGCAACAGTCTGCCTTCGAACTTGCATTTCTTTCACCCGGAGAAATGATGATTCCTCTTTTACCTTCAATTTTTAAAAATATACAGACAACCGGAGTGCAAGCATATCATGTGACTAACCATGACGGTGCTATTGATGTTATTAAAAATCAGGGCCGTAAGAATTTTCACCTTTCAGCCGACATATCTGGAGGGTCGAGGATCTCGTACTCTGATGGGGTATGGAGAAAGGGTGTGGGGCTTGTTCTAGAGGGGACGACGACCGTTTCTAGGCCGAACGATATCATGTCCATTCCGGATAATGCCGGGAATAGATGGGTTTCACTGGGCCATATTTTGGGACCACAAGACGGAAAAATTCTCAGGAGACATCGTAAATTTGAAAAGGTCTTTGAGGCCATCAAAGTAAAAATTGCTAACGATGTTTACCAAAAGTATGTCCCCGACGCGAACAAACACAAAAGTATTAAATATTTGACTTACTCACATGCAGAATTATTACCCGAGAAAGTAAAACAGCAGTATCTTTCTCTATTCATGAAGTCTATCGCCGCCTATGTCAATAAGTATGAGAAAGACCTGAACGAATTACTAAGTTTAAATCTTTCTCAGTCTATTGGAGTAAATTATATGTCTGAAGCAATTATCTACAACTATAAAGTAATTCATGTCGTGGTTCTAGAGAAAGAAAGAATAAAAAACACTGGTACAGTTTTTGATGATCAACTATTCAAAAAATTTAGAGAACTGATTTCTCTGTTAGATCAAAATAACATTCCATATACCGTGAGAGACTACAATGACAGATTAGTCAACAATAAAAAACTATATCCGGGATCGACAGACATAACAGAGCCTCATATTAAGGACAACATGAAGAAACATAACCACTCCAAAATTGGTCCGAGGCTGTAAAATGAAGGCATTCAAAAGACACTTAAAAGAGTCGAATGTCAAGTGGAGAACTGACACCTTTAGTATCATATTTTTAAGAGAAATCAAGAAAACACCCCTCGT